GTAGGGCAAAAAAACTACCGCCATTTGATGTTGTGAACAAGCTTATTGCTTACAACATCATTACTGGTGTCTTTACTTGGAAAGTTAACAAGTCAAATAAAAAAGCTGGTTCTGTAGCTGGTCGTGTAAAGAAAGACAGCGGTTATAGATATATAACTATAAATAAACAAGAATGTGCAGCACATAGAATTGCTTGGCTATTAGTAACTAAAAAAGACCCATGGCCATACGAAGTAGACCATAGAAACAATGAACCAAAAGATAATTATTTTACAAATCTAAGAAAAGCAACACCAAGACAAAATAGTGCAAACAGACAGAAAGGTAAGAATAATACATCGGGTCATAAATCTATTACTTATCAAAGCCACCAGACATCTAACCCATGGGTTGTTTGTATACATCAACAGAATAAGAGCCATTATGTAGGGTCTTTTCCTACATTGGAGATGGCGATAGAAGCAAGAGACAAAAAAGGTAAAGAATTATATGGCGACTTTTATAACCCCTAAATGTTACACCAATCAACAAACCGAACATGGTGGGGTAGCCAATGGGGAAAAGGTTGACTATAATTGAAGTATCAGGGCGAGAGTCCACAACCCCCACAAACAAATGGTATCACTTCAGCAAGAGATAGACCAAGTCAAGGTCAAATTTCAAGAAGCCCAAGACAGCTACGCTTTTTGTTGCGCAACAGGTAACTGGCAAGACTTAAGTACAGCTAAGAAAAATGTTGCTAAGTACAGAAAGCAGCTTTCATTCTTACTAAGACAGAGGGCAAACGCATGAGACATTTATTCCTTTATCTAGCGGTTGGCAGTATTCTGTTTACCGCTTTTGATTCATCTCTTAAAGATATGACCAAAGCAGATTGTCGTGCTGGTGTAGAACTAGCTTGCCAAGAGGTAGCTAAATGGTAAGAGATATTGAAAAAATCTTTGAGACTTTACAAGAGCATGAAAAGAAACAAGCTGACTCGAAGATCGAACTTATAAATGCTCTGCAACATCTTACTGAGACAACTAAACAGCTTGGTCATAATACAGGTCAAACTGTTATGGC